CGGTCTCTATTAATGTCAATAAGTTTTTGTAAATTTTTCGGTAAAACTGAATCCTTCACATCTTGCCAGAAAGAACTTGTCACTTCGCAGTTCACATAATGTAAACGAATGAACATGAACATTTGCTCAAACATCTGTTGAATTTTATCGTTGTATCCTTGCTGTGCTTCTGGTGTGGTTGAGTTTACATACTTCACTAATAGTTTTGCTTGCTGTAGTCCAACACCAATAGCAGTTGCTTCTAAGGGTTCAAAAAAGTGTGATGACAAACCAATCAATACAACATTCTTATGAAAAGTCTTATTGTAGTGACCTGCTTCAAACTTAAATGTTCTGCCTACATTTGGTTTAAAACCTAGTTTATCAGTAACTTCTTTTACAGCATCTTCGTATGATATATGCTTCGAACTATATGCATATCCATTTCCCATTCTTTCAGATGTTGGGATGCGCCACATCCATCCAGCAGACATTTTATGTGCAGTAGTGAATAGAGAATAATTATCTTCGTTATCATGAGGACACTGAAAAGCAAATGCACTATCAACAAACATGTCATCTTGCTTTGAGATAAACTTAAACTCTGGTATTTCTTTTGCAATAAGTCTCTTAAAACCAGAAGCATCTACAAACATATCTGCTTTGTATTCGGCAGTCTCACTCTCTAGACTTGCCACATGACCATCATCATGATTGACTTGATTGATAATATCATCATAGATAGGTACGCCTATCAGTTTACATTTTTTGGTTAACCAAGCATTTAGTTTTTGAGTATCAAAATGAAACTGATTAGGTAAACTGTCTTTTTCATCTACACAATAGTTGAGAAGATTTGGTGGCATTAGTTCTAAATTCGTAGAACCATATGCCATACCACTCATATAATCAAAGTCTATGCCATCTTCATTAGTATCTGTAACTAGTGAATGTACATAATCTTCACCTTCTTTTAACCAATCTTTAAAATAGACCCCAAACTTAAAAGTTGCGCCGCATTCTTGAACTATCTCTTTGTGGTCTACATTCATCAAATTCATGAACTGCATTACATGTTCTGTGCTACTTTCACCCACACCAACAATGCCAAGTTCAGATGAACCAACAACATAAACATTTAATCCTGGTAAAGATTTTTTTAAATATAATGCGGCGAAAAGACCGGCATTACCTGCACCGAGTATACAGATAGTTTTTCTATGTAACATATTAATTTACTCCATAAACTCATCCAACGCACCTTTGCGTTCTTTTTTCTCTTTCTGAATTTCTTTCATCTCTTCAACTTGCTTATCATCATACATGTTATCTTGAAGAAACTCTAGATACTGATTTGTGTATTGACCGTCATCATGGTCATCAGTAAATAGACTATCATCAACAACCATATTCTGAATTAACTTTTGCTTCAGTTCAGTTTGCTTCTTTTCTTTTTGAATTCTACGCAAAAATGCATAGTAAATAATTTGTGTAAAATATGCAAATGGATTTTTTGACTTATCAGGATTAAAATTATGCAAATACATTAAGCAGTTTTCAATACCATCTGATATCATATCGTGCTTATATGTATAATTAATAAAGTTTGGGCGGTATGATAAATGTTGTGCTATCTTGAGAAAACACTCGCCAAGGTATCTTGTTACTGGTGGTGTTTCTTTACCTGCTGACTTTGCTTCATCAACTTTCACTCTGTATTCAATCAATGCTTCTAAGAACTCTTTGTTATTAACGTAGTGTTCTCGTTTTTTCTTTTCTGCCATAATATCTCCATATTAACTGTTGACAACACCTACTTAGGTGTATATAATAGGGGTGTTCCCTTTTCAGAAACAATGTTAGTGTTTCGTTATCTTATCCTTGTTGTACATATATTCCAGTATGTCTTCATCTTCACCTGTTATTCCTAGTTTCTCATTCATTTTATCCAATGCTTCTTTTAGTTGCGTTACATTTTCGATAGGTTCATCATCAAAGGAATCGATGGGATTAGTCTTACACTTCTCAACAATTCTATGATAGTATCTTATAACATCTTCTCTAGGGTTTGTCAAGGTTAAAATTGCATTCTTTGCAATGTAAAAAACTTGGTCATTTGAAAACGATTCCCAAGGTCCGAAAGTTGCATTCTCATATGCACCATCACCATCTTCATGCTGTTGCATCCACTTATGAATTCTCATAGGTTCTGTTAAAGTGGCATACTCTTCATTCTCATCTACTTTAATTCTAGTAATCAAACTATCGCCGGTGGTCAGTTTGACTAATTTTATAGGGTCTGTCATATGCTTACCTTTATAGTTTTATATTTAAATTTTTCTTCATTGTAAGTTTTAATTCTTTCGACAGCATGTTCTAGTGTGTAGTTGCGATGTTGTTTCCAACTCATATCATCTGATATATCAAACAACTGCGCTTCTTCTTTATTGTCGCCTAGTCTAAGACCACGACCAATAGATTGAAGATTTCTGATTTTGGACTTACTAGGACTTGCAAAAATGATATTGTGAAGATTACGAATATTAATGCCAGTAGAAAAAGTACCGTAACTAGCAACAATAATCGCATCTTTTTCTTTCTCGGTAATAGCACGAATTTCCTCTCTTTCATTTGCACCGACACCGCCAAACACAAAGAATACTTTTCTATCTTTTGCTTTCTCCTTTATAATATCATATAATATTTTACCATGCTTCTCGACATATTGAAATAGTAATAGTGTGTTACCAGTCTGGTCAAGTGCTAAATTTCTAATGAAATTGTTTCTGGGTGTGTGAGACACTAAGAAATCCATCTCTTCTTGATATGTATATTTTTTGTTTTCTTGTCTTATCTCATCAGAGTAATTCAGCATGATACATGATATTTTTAATTTAGCAAGTTGACCATCTTTCATCAACTGCTTAGATGTTGTAAATCTACGAACAGGTCCGAACAATCCTTCTAGCATAAGTTTGTGAGTTTTTGTATCGTCTAATGTACCTGTCGTACCAAAACGCATAACTGCATTCTCTGTCTTTTCCATCAATGTTTTAAGTGATGTTGCTTTGAACAGATGTGCTTCATCACCAATCACCATCTTATAATCGGCAAACCATTTCTTAGGTAGTTTATATACAGACTGCCAAGTCGTAATTACAATACGTTTGTCTGTATCTTTTTCGTGACCTGAATAAATCTTGTGACAATTCTCTTCAACATTGTATCCATAATCTTTAAAGTCTTTATACATTTGTTCAACAAGTGATGTTGTAGGTACAATAATAAGAACTCTACCTGAAGTACCTAATTGTGTTAGACCATAGATAATGAGAGATTTACCTGAACCTGTTGGTGAAAGCATCACAAGTCTTTTATCATTTAGTCCATCTCGTATTGCATCTACTTGATAGTTGCGAGGTGTAAATGGTAAGTTTAAATCTAGCAATGCTTTAACTACTTCTTCAGTAGAAAATTTTTGTTTAGGTATAACACTATCTTGTCCAACTAGATGATAACCTCTAGTCTTACAGAATTCTTCTAAGTGTTCCATTAAACCTATGTAGAGTTGACTAGTCCACATATTGAACAGACGTATTTTACCATCCCACATTTTATTACGAAATGTAGGCATGAACTCTGCTCCAGGCACTTTGAATGTGAAATACTCTGACAATTCATATTTAATGCCAGCATCATCACAGTCAATTGACATGAAGACTTCGTTAATTTTTGATACGATTATAGAATTCATCTGTTACATCAACAAAACTTTGATATGTAGCACCACAGTTAATGCATACATAATCCGGTGTCAATACTCCTTCTTCACTCTCAAAATAGTATTCACCACATACAGAACATTGAAATACTCTATGTGTCATTACATTACTCCATTCGTAAATTTATGCCATTCAATAGCATTCTTGATATCCCATCCTCTAGAATTAATTGAACGCAATACTCTTTCTACAAAATCTACAACTGTTTCCCAATATGCAATTTTGTCTTTCTTTTTTATTAAATCAAAGTCACCATCTAAATGTTCATCCATCTCATTCTTTAGAGGTTTAGAACCTAGATATTGTTCCCAACCCAAATCATCAAGTTCTCGTTGAGACATTTCTCCTCGAAAGTATCTCCACTTATATCTACGCAACTTGTAATAATCACTACGTTCTTTTTGCAGATTAAGTTTTGCTGTTGATAGAATGACAACATACTTTGCATGAAGATTAGGTGTCTGTAGACTTTCTTTTTCTAGATTAATATCATCAATCTTACAGTCTTGTTGCCACATTGTTTGAAGTTTATCTAAATCTACCATATATTCCTCATTTCAAATAGTACTCATCATAACACAGATATAGCGTAATGTCAAGTTATAATTTCACAATATCGTAGTAAGAGAAGGTAAAAGATGCTGATGCTGTTAAGTATGGCATAGAAGTGTCGGTAATGTCAAACTGAATTGCTTCTAATGATGTAGGGAATAAGTCTTTGAAGCGTACTTCTACGTTAGCATTGTTGTTACTATCTGTAATAGTCAATGTAGCATCAGTCATGGTTGGTGCAATAGGTTTAAGAGTTGAATTTCTTGCTGTAGGAAATTCTGCCTGTCTATTAATATAGCGATTGTAGTCTTCTGTGTCAATATCTGCAGTTACTTGTACCATCCAATCTTTTAGTGCTATGAAGTTAGTACAGTTTTCATCTACGAGAAAAGTAACTAGTAAATCGCCAAAGTTGATAGTATCACCAGGAACAGGTGTATCTTTCATTCGTGTCATCTGCATTGATGACCCCATAGAGATATTAGGTAAATTTGCTGTTTGACATGTAAAGGATACACCCTCAAGTCTTTGCATTGTAAATACAAACTGAGCAGGTGTAAGAAAGTTTAAATTGGTAGCGGCAATGCTATCAGTCCAATTTGTATATGTAATATTTTCATCGTATGCCATAGTAGATTCCTTTATCTATACTACTATTTATCCATTAAAAAAGGGGAGCATTTCTGCTCCCCCTTCTAAGGTTTCTCCCTTAATGCAATCTTACATCAGGTTAGTAACAGTTACCAATCTGTAGTATGAGTTGCTATCTGCAGAGATAGAAGTGAATGGGTTAGATACTAGACCATAACGGGTCTTGAAACCAATCTTAGGTTGGAAAGTATTCTCGCCCACTGCACGAACCATCTGCAGAGGTACATAAGGACAGTAGAACAGACCAGCGTCATAAGCGTTTGAACCCTTATAACCAACACAGTAGAACTGGTTGCTATCTGAACTGTTTGCTGAGTACGGATCGATGTACACTTTAATCTTACCGTTGATGGTACCAGCGAATGTGTTGCCAGTATCGTCTACATTCAGATTAGTCTGAAGTGCAGGTGCGTAATCAAGAACGCCTGCCATTGAGAGAGCAGATGCAACATCACTTGAAGTGATGATGAAGTTACCCTTACCACGGCGAGTGTCTTGTGCGATTGTGTTAGCATCACGCTCAATCTGGAACAGAAGTCCCTTGAAACGCTCAACTGACCAACGACCGTTACTATCAACGTCAAGGTCGAAAGTACCAGCACTTGCTACTGCGCCAGACTGTGCGCCTGCTTTAGCAGAAGTGTAGATAGTACGAACAACTTCGCGGTTGATTTCAGCAAGAATTTCTGCTGAAAGGATGTTAGCGAGTTCAGTTTCAGCATCAAGACCATGAACTGCTTTCAAGTCTTGTGCAAGTTCAAGAGTGTATTCTGCTTTCAACGCTCTTGTCTTTGCTGTTACTGAAGTCTTTTCGATGGTGAATGCCATCTCGTTGAACTGACCAGAGTTACCCATTGAGACTGCACCATCTCCAAGTGCTTCACCAGTACCTGTACCAGCGCCTTGACCAGTTGTGAATGGTGATTCCACTGGGTTACCACCAGCATGTGCAGGTGTGACACCAGAGAAGTCTGTGTCTGCTTCGTTGAACAATGCTTCTGTACCACCCTGTGAAGAGTAGTTAGACTTCATTGCAAAAATCAGACCAGTTG